CCTCTCGGATCGCAAGGGGCGCTTCGTCTGGTCGGCCATGCCGTGGTCCAAGAATGACGCCCTACTTGGCCTGTGCGAGCGGGCCGACAAGGCAGAAGAGGAGGGGATTGAAAACCCCATCATCCGGAAGTTCGTCCTCCGATTCTTGGACAACGACCACATCGACCAGGAGGAGAAGAAAAAGAACCTGGAGCGGTGGGCGGCGCTCGGCCCGGACGAACTGAAGATGCGCGCCGAGGGCGAGTTCACCACCGGCTCCACGCTCATGTACCCGACGTTCAATGCGTCGGTCCACATGATGGGCCGGTCGAAATTGCCTGACGGCCAGATCCCGCCTGAGTGGACGCGGTACGTTGCGATTGACCCCGGGCACGCCGTCATGGCCACGCTGTTTGCAGCCGTGCCCCCAGACGAGAAGTTCCTTCTCTTCTATGACGAGCTGTACATCCGCAACTGCAACGCCCTGATCTGGGGCGAGCAGTTCTGCGCCAAGGCCCAGCACCAGTACATCTACGCGGCGATCATGGACATGCATGGTGGAGCCCTGCGCGACCTTGGGTCCGGCCGGCTCCCGCATGAGCTGTACTCCGAGGAGCTGAAGAAGCGGAACGTCAAATTCGCCCTGACGGGCCATCAGTTCCTGCCCGGCTCGGACGACATCCCGTCTCGCACTGCCATGGTCAGGCAGATGATGCACATCCGTGGCGACGGGACGACCAAGTTCAAAATCCTGGAGGGCGGCTGCCCCAACCTCGTCCGGGAGCTGAAGCGATACCGGAAGAAGACGAGTACAGTCAACGGGCAGGTGTACGTGACCGACGAGCCGCAGACGCGGGGCGAGGTCCATGCCTGCCAGACAGCCGAATACCTCTGTGCCTACGAGCCGCGATACCACCGGCCGCCGTCTCAGGTCGGCCCCGAACCATGGTGGGTGAAGTGGCGGGCCGCCCGGCTGGCCCGTGAGCGCAAGTCCGAAGATCCGTGTGTGTTCCTAGCCCCCAATGGGAGTATCAGTCGATGAGCAACTACGAAATGCCGCAGGCGGAAGTTGGCGAGATCGTCCTGTTCCAGGTCCATGAAGGCGCCCCGCACGTGCCGGCGATTGTCTGCAAGGCGGCGGCCCGCACCCTGACCCTGTACGCCATGTCGGGGGAGTCGGGGGTGATTATCCGGCCGTCTGTCCACCATATCTCGGACGAGGGCGTCAACGAGTTCCCGGAATGGAAGCGGTACGGGTTCTGGGAGCATCGGCCCAGGGACCCCAAGTTTACCCTGCTTTCCGAGCGTGTTTCCCTCCTGGAGAAGAAGCTGGAGGCCCTGGACCCCAAAAGTCGCAAGTAGGGGCATTAGTCAGTAGGAGACGCCATGCCCGACGACAATCCCCTGCGCCCGATAGCCAAGCGCTGGCTGGAGTGCATTAAGCAGGCTGAAGCCCACAAGAAAGCCTTCACCGACGACGCCAAGGAAGCCATGGGCTTCTACTCGTCGGACCCCAACGCCATGTGGGGCAACGAGCATTCCCGGGGCGAGCGGGGCTACAACAAGGGCATTTCGGCGCCTCCGTACCGGATGGTGGTGAACCGCGTCTTTGAGGCGGTCACTCTCTTTGGGTCTGTCATCCATCACCGCAACCCCCAGCGGACTGTCTCCCCCAAGGACTATCCGCTGATCGGCCCGGCGATGCTGGGGATTCAACCCCAGCCGCCGGTTCCGCAGATGGGGCCAGATGGCCAGCCGGTCATGGGGCCGGACGGCCAGATGGTGATGATGCCAGACATGATGATGATGGCCTACCAGCAGGCCGTCCAGCAGCAGGGGTTCATGTACGAGCGGCGCAAGTTGATCGCCAAACTCCTGGAAGACTACCTGAACTACACCCCGAACGAACTGGACCTGAAGCGGCACACTCGCAAGGTGGTGGACGAGGCGTTCATTAAGGGTGCTGGGGTGTGGTGGCATGAGCTGTACCAGCCGCCCGGATCTGCCGTGAAGTTGGCTGGGTCGTTCTATGACTCCATCGACAACTTGGTGTGGGACCCGGACGCGGACGAGTTCGACGACATTCGCTGGGCGGCCCGGAGGCGAGTGCAGCCCATCGACGACGTTGCGGCCAAGTTCGGCCTGGATCGCTCGGAGCTGAAGGGGCACATTGAGTCCTACTCCACCCGGGCCGAGCAGGGCAGCCGGGGCTACGAACACAAGAAGAAGACTGGCAAGACCAACGACCTGATCTGCTACTGGGAGGTCTACAGCAAGACTGGGTTTGGCGACCGGCTGAAGGACGCCGACCGTGACCTGCGAGGCAAGTTCGACGCCTTGGGGCCCAACTGCTACATCGTCGTCGCGGAGGGAATCGACTTCCCCCTGAACGCTCCGCCGGCCATGCTCCAAGAGGAGGTGGACGAGACGGGCGTCCCGCAGACGCTGTTCATGTCTTGCCAGTGGCCGATCCCCTTCTGGGCAGAGCCGAACGGGTGGCCGTTCACGCTCTTGGATTGGCATCGCCAGCCCGGCTACTCCTGGCCGATCAGTCTGATCAAGCCCGGCATCGGTGAGCTGCGGTTCATCAACTGGGCGATGTCGTTCCTGGCGACCCGCATTGCCACCTCCTCGCAGACGCTCATCGGCGTGGCGAAGGCCGCGGACCCGGACATCAAATCGAAGATCCTGGAGAAGAGCGAAGGCGGCTTCAACATCGTAGAAATCTCCGAGGCTGTGGGCCGCTCGGTGAACGATGTCATCTCGGTGTTCCAGATGCCCGGCGTCACCCAAGACATGTACAACATCGTCCAGGCTGTCACGGAGATGTTCGACCGCCGGGTGGGCTTGACCGAGCTTATTTATGGTATGACCAGAAGCTCCTTCAGAAGTGCGGCAGAAGCCGCCGTGAAGAGCGAGCAAATCTCGGTCAGGCCCGACGATTACGCCAACACGCTGGAAGACCGGCTGTCTGAGGTCGCCCGCAAGGAGGCCCTGATGGCGCGGTGGCTGATCTCCCCGCAGGATGTGGAGCCTCTCCTTGGGCCGATGGCAGCCCAGGCGTGGGGCATGCATGTCCAAAACGAACTCCCAGACAACATCGTCCGGGAGTACTCGTATCGGGTGGAGGCCGGCTCGGCACGCAAGCCGAACATCGCCACCAAGACCGAGAACCTGAACAACCTGATGCAGATCCTGGCTCCGGTGTCGCAGGGGATGTTGCAGGCCGGCAAGCCCGAGATCTTCAACGCCCTCCTGTCAACGTGGGGCCGGGTCAACCAGATGGACGTTTCGGAGTTCCTCGTCCCTCCTCCGCCCCCCGGCCCGCCGCCGGGGCTAGAAGGACCTCCCGCACCCCCCGAAGGCCCTCCGGCCCAATAGACCTGTATGAGCATTCCTGACTCCGTTCTGTCGCTTGGCCCTGACGCTGTCACTACCTATAAGGCTGCCCTGCCCTACGGCGAGCGATGGGCGGAGATGTGCGCCCTGCAATGCCCCCCCGGCACCAGAGGGTCTGACCGGGCGTTCCTGGAAGGCCGGCAGAACAACGAGCAGTTCGACACGCTGCCGAAGCGTCAGGCCCAGTACATGATTCGCGAGGCCAAGCGGGCTGGGATCAACCCGACCGGAAAGTACTACTGCTCCGGGATCGCTGACGGTCGCGGCTGGCGGGATCCGGCGGCCTGGGTGAGCGGCAACGACGATGTGCTGAAGGTCGCCAAGGCTCGCCGCATGGCCGTCGCCGGGAGCGTGAACTACGACCCCGGCCCGGCGCCGCCGCAACGCAAACTGTTAGCGGAATCCATCGTTCAGGATGAGGTTCACAAACAGAAGCGGAAGAACCCCACAGCCAACGCCAAGGAGCTGCGGGCCAAGATCATTGAGAAACACGCCTACCGGGCAAAGGGGAGAGGGGTATGAACGAGATTGCGAGGCACTTTTCACCAGGGACCGTGGTCACGGCCAACAGCTCGGCTGCGACCACCTCTGGGATGTTTCCGTTCGGAGTCTTTGGTGGGGCGTGCGTGATGATCGCCAACACCAATGGGGCCACGCAGATCAACTGGTTCGGGACCGTTGACCCACGGGTCGCCCCCCAGCGAGTGTATGCGGACGGCGCGGCGGTAACCACGGCCCTGACGGTCGGCATTCATCCGGTGCCGGACGCTTTGTTTTCTGTGAGTCATGTGGTGCCCGTTGTGGTCGGTGCTACCACCTGCGCCATGACCGTCATGGCCAAGGGCTGACCGCGGTTGGCGAACGACGGCAAGCCTGACCCGACGAGGAACTGACGCCATGGGCATGAGCGGTGCGCTGTTGCGACCCAAGACTAGCGGCCACCCCGAGGCGTTGGCGTGGCGATCTGCCGTCATCGCCAATGGTGGCACCGTGTCGGCGTCAACCATGGCGGCCGTTACGACGTTCTGCCGCAGTATCGACTCGGCTGGGCTGCGGGATCGGTTCTACCGTTTGTCGTTGATGGCCGGCGACGGCCTGTTAGCCGCACTCGTTCCGCTCTACAGAGGCCCGAGCCGCGCTGGAACGCAGTACGGCAACACCGCGGACACCAACGTCAACTTCGTCGGCGGCGACTACACCCTAGCCTCTGGCCTGACGGGCAACGGCAGCAACAAGTACCTCCAGACAGGAGTTTCGTCATCCGCGTGGATTACCGGCGGAAACGTGCAGTCACACCTCGCCGTCTACAAGCGGACCTCAGTCAACAGCGGCGTGCTGCTAAGTGCGCGGTCAACCGCGCTCGGGAATACGTGGGAACTAGGCGCGGGCGGCAATTTGCTAGGCGCCAACGGCGGCAGTTTTGCAATACCGACACCGCATGATTCGTTCATCGGGGCTACCCGTACAACAAGCACTGTGATTGTTGCGTTTCGCAGAACTGTGCTGTCCGCAGAGAACACTGTCAGCGGAACTGTTACCGGCACTTCGATTCCGTTCGCCGTGTTCGCGCGAAACGACCAAGCCACGGACACAAATGCGTACACGCCAGCCCTGTTTTCAAATCAGACGCTGGCTGCGTACTCCATAGGGGCGGGGCTGTCTGCGGCGCAGATTGCGCTATACGACGCGGCCATGCAGGCGTTCCAAACCGCACTCGGGCGAAACGTATGACCCTCGCCGACCTCACGCTCCCGATTTCCTACGCCGCCGCTCGCGGTTATGCGCTGGTGTTCACGGTGCAGTTGGCTGGGCGGCTAGGTGAACTGCACGCCCAGTACGGATCGACGAATTGCGTCCCGGTTCCAAGCGTCTTGACCGATGGACGGCTCATGCTTTCGGCCGACGTTCTTACAGAGGTCGCACCAGGCGGGCTGCTCCACGCCATGTGGGGGCACGCCGACAAGGTCGCCCTCGGGGCTGCGGTCGAAGTCATCCCTTGGGCTGACGCTGTCGCCCTGCTACCGCAACCCCCCGAGCCGTGACTGCATCGGGCTAACACATGTCATACCTCACCTACTTTGACCTTGTCGAATCCCTCATCGTCTCGTCCTACGGCGGGCCGCAGGATGCCGAGCAGCGTGATATCCGCACGGCCGTCCAGAAGGCTTATGGCGAGGTTACGACCATCAGGGACTGGTCCTACTACCATGTCCACGGGCGGGTGGTGACCAACGCCACCTACTCCACGGGCACGGTTGAGGTGTCGTCTGGCACGGTCGCGCTGACTGGCGGGTCGTTTGCCACGGCCGGCGTGACGGCGGCCAATGCCAAGCACTGGACGCTGCGGTGCGGCGACCGCTCGTATCCAATCGGGGCCTATGTCTCCGCGACCTCCGCAACTCTGGGCTCTCAGTTCTCCGGACTGAATGTGACTGCGGGCACCTCGTACACGCTGTTCCGCGCGCTGTATCCGCTGCCGTCCGACTTCCGCAACATGGACGAGCCGAGCGACGAGTTCAATTGGTGGTCGGGCGTCTATGTCACGCCGGACGAGGCGATGAAGATTGAGCGTGTGTCGAACTCTTCTGGCAGCCCGTACCACTGGACCGTGGTGAAGGACCCGCATTCATCCGGCTGGGCCATTCGGTTGATTGGCCACCCGACCGAGGTGGAGACGGTGGACTTCACCTATCGCCGGTCGGCTCGGCCGATCCGCTACTCGGGGCATGAGACGGCCGTACGGCAGGGCACTCTCGCCCGGACCAGCGCGACCGTCACCGGAACCAGCACTGCCTTCGCGACGGCGATGGTCGGCTCCATCCTTCGGGTTGGCGACACCTCTAATTCCCCCGGGCCTATCGAAGCGCTGACGCCGTGGATGGCGGAAACCGAAATCACCGCCGTGGCATCGGCCACCAGCCTGACGACCGCCGACTCGGGAACTATTAGTTCATCGACTAAATATCTGATCACCGATCCGATTGACGTTGCGCCGCACATGCAGCAGGCTGTTGACTCCTGCTGCGACTATTGGCTGGCCCGGATCCGCGGCAAGGGTGAGGACCGGGCGTTCCAGTTGTACCAGCGTGACCTGCGGCTGGCGTTTGAGCAGGACCAGTTAGCCCCGCTCTCCGGTCGCAGCAAGGAAATCTACCATGATGGAGGCTGGCGTACGCCCCTGAAGCCAGACCAAGGATGATCATCATCGACACCTGGAAGGGGCTGGTGACCAACGCCAGCCCGTACGCTGTCCCGATTGGGGCTGCCGTCACGCAGTCGAACTTCCAGTGCCGCCGGCCGGGGGAGCTGTCGGCCCGCAACGGGCAGGCGAGCGTGACGATTGCCACCCATGCCGGAACGACCGTCCCCATCGTTGAGATGTTTCGCGCCCCCCTGGCTGGCGTGGAGGCGGTGGTCTACCAGAACTCCAGCGGTCACATCTTCGTCGCAAAGGGCATCAGTTGACGCAGCTCTCGTCGTCCCCGTTCTCCACTTCGGTTCCGATGACCTTCGCCAGAGGTCGTCATGGGGACATTTACGGAGTGAACGGGGTTGATCGCGGATTGCGATGGGATGGCGTGACAGCCGCCGTGGAGCAACTTGGGCTGACTGCCCCAGCGACGCCGCCCGCCGTCACCCCCTCCTACTATACGCCCAAGTATTTTGTCCGCAGCGTGGATGTGGTGGACGGTGGGTTCTGCTATCAGAAGGTCCCGGCGGTGACGTTCTCTGGCGGATCTGGCTTGGCGGCGGCAGCCAAGGCCGAGGTGCTGAACGGCCGCATCCACCGGATCGTCATGCAGAGCTACGGCCGGGACTACACCGCAGCGCCAACGGTGTCGGTCGCCGCCCCAGACGGCTCTTCTCCAGCCGGCAGCGGCGCCGCGTTTGCGGTGACGATCTCGGGATTCGTCCTGGACATCAAGATGACGAACATCGGGGCCGGATACACCGCGCCTCCAACGGCTACCGTGAGTGGCGGCGGCGGCAGCGGGGCGCTCCTGCGGGTAAGCATCGACGAGAACGGCGCTGTCGTTGCTGTGGCGGTCGTCAACGCTGGCAGCGGATACACATCCGCCCCCACCGTCACGTTCAGCTCCAGCCCAGGCACCACCGCTACCGGGACTGTGGTCATCCAGTATCGGGTAGCCAGCGTGTCGGTCAGCGCCGCTGGGTCTGGGTACTCCGGCATTCCTCGCCTCACCTTCCAGTCGTCCGAGGGCGGAGGGGCGTATGCGGAATGCACGGTGGGGACTGGCTTGTCGGCGGGCCAGATCACCGCCGTCACGGTTCGGCAAGGCGGAGCCTATCTCGTCGCCCCGACAGCCAGCATTGTCACTCCCGCAGGACTGCTGCCAAGGCCGGCGTCGTTGTCGGCGGTCGCCCAGCCGTGCCTGACAGGCAAGTACTGGTGCGCTTTGCGTTATGTCGATGACACGCCGGAGGCATCCAACGGCCCGATAGCCAGTTCCATCACGGACCTCACGGAGGTGGAGCTGACCGGCCCCGCTGGTTCGTTGGCGTGGAGTTGGTCGAACTCGGGGGCCGAGGCTCGGGCCAGCCGGGTGGAGCTGTGGCGAACCACCTCCGATCAGGCATTGGTGCTGTACCGCGTAACATCGCTGCCCAGGGATGGATCCAACAACCTGCCGACCGCATACACCGATGTCATGTCGGACGCTGGGCTGATCGACCCTGACAGGACCAAGACGGCCACGGTCCTTGAAAGCCCAGCCTACACGCTTTCTTGCCCTTCGCACGGGCTGGCTAACAATGAGGCTATTGTCTTCACAACCTCAACTGACCTCATCTACACGGCGGGCGTGACATACTACGCGCGCGATGTGGATAACGATACGTTTAAGATCGCGGCGACCGCTGGCGGAGCGGCCTTGGAATTTGACCCCCCGTCAGGGGCTGTCTTTACGTTCCGCACGCCATGGTTTGGAGCCCTGCCCATCGTCTTGCCGAACGGGCAGCCGAATGCCAAGAGGTTCACGCCTCCGCCGACAAACAAGTCGGCCATCGTCATGTTCCAGGACCGGGCGTGGTACGGCGTGGACACCTCCGGCAGCGAACCCAACAGCCTGTACTTTTCTGAGGTGGACGAGCCAGAGTCGGTCCCTGAGACGAACGAGCTGGTCATCCAAGAGAACGTCAAGGGCACCGACAAGATATCGGCTCTGATGCCGTTCGGGTCGGCGCTGGTCGCCTTCCAGCAGCGGCGAGCCTATCGGCTCTCGTACGCTGCCCAGCCCGTGATCGACGCCTCCATTTCCCTATTGGCGCACCGCGGCTGCCTCAACCAGCGATGCTGGGACATCCATGACGGTGTTGCGTACGTGGTCGATTCCATCGGCATGTACATGTTCGACGGTCAGATCGCTGTGCCGCTGTCGGACGCCGTGGACACCTTCTGGACAGACGGCCTGATCCACTTCCCGTCGTCCAAGTGGTTCTTCGTCCGCGTCGATCCGCAGACCCGCATAGTCCGATTCTTCTACGCCGCATCCGCCGGTATGCCAGATCGGGCGTTGTGCTTCCACCCCATGACCAAGAGTTGGTGGGCCGAGAACTACGCCCAGACCTTCGCTGCCGCGGAGTGCGTGATCAGCTCCAGTCGCCAGACGGTCTTGGTCGGCGGGCAGACGGGGTCGATCTATCGCCTGGACTCCGGCACGCAAGACATCAACAGCGCCGGGGCGGCCACGGGCATCGCCTGCACGTACCGGACAGGCAATCTGCCGTTCGACCCGAAAGACGAAGATCGGGGAATCCGACTGCTGTACAAGCCGACGACCAACGACTGCACGCTGTCGCTTGCACTTCACTACAACAACTCCTCCTCTGCCCGGCAGGCTGCTGTGCGAACCGACCGTGGCACTGGGTTCACCACCGAGGGTGGCGAGGCGGCGAAACTCAACCTGAAGCTGACGCGGTCGTCGCTGGGAGACGCTACCGGCCATGCGCTTTGCGCGTACTCTGGGCGTGTCGATGATCAGTCGGCCGGCGCTGACCGGCATCTGGCCCTCAACCTGTCGGCCACTCGCACGGCCGCAAACGACCTGACGCTTCACGGCATTGCTGTGTCGGGGGTGGGGCAGTAGATGTTCACCCGCCAAGCCAACCAGATTCAGACGGCATTGCGAGGGGCGTTTCAGGATCAGGGGTCGGCACAGGATCTCGCCCAGGCGCTGTGCAATTGCGCCCAGACGCTTGAGCATCGCGGCCCGATGCAGTTCACCTACCAAGACCCGTGGTCTGGACTGTACCCGACGATCTCGCCGCCGCCCGGACAGGTGGAGCCGTACCGCCCGCAGAGCGCCCCGTGGTTTCCTCCGATCACGCCGGGCAGTGTGTCGATCAACATGCCGGCGTGGCAGCCGATGGCGTGGGACAACATTCCATTTGTAGATGTCCCTGAAGGCAGCGGGCCGTACAGCCCGTACGCCCCAACGCCTGGGCAATCAGCCAACTGGAACCCCTTGATCTCCCAATGGGCTCCCGGGCACCCCCACCAGTTTGCGGGCGGGGTGCAGGCCGGTGAGGTGAGCGCTGGCCAAATCGATGTCGGGGACGCTTACACCGAGAACATCTACAACGCGGGCGACACCTTTGTGGATGGCGATACGTTCGTTGAAGGGGACACGTTCGTTGAAGGGGACATGCACGTTGCGAACAACACGTTCGCCGGAGGGCCAGTCACCAACAATAGCACCGTCACCAACAACGGCCCCACGTTCAACGGTGGGCCGTCGTACCAGTTCGCATCGTCCTTCCACTACGGCCCGACGACGTTCTTCGGCCCTGTCTTGTTCGACAACAGCATCACAATCAACCGACCGCTGGGAGGTGGGCCGCCGATTCTGATGGCCTTCATGGACCAGACCGTCATCACCAAACTGGAGTACGTGGACGACAAGTTGGTGGCCACCCGGGCGCGGGTGAAGGTCCTGCTGCCGGTGGTTCCGCAGGCCGACGACGAGATCCTGGAGGTCATCGTTGCCGGGGCGACCTTCGACACCGACACCTGCGAGGTGCGGGAGACTGTCGGCATCGAAACGCCGCAATTG